GTCATCTCAGATGCTAATGCGTAAGGAGCGATATACGGAACCTTGGATAAATTGTTAGCTAAACTGGCCAAAATAAAAGCCGGCCTTGAGATTACTCCTTTTCCATACTCGTCACCGGATTGAGCCACCAATCCAGTAGCGGCTACGGAAGTTGGAGCACCCAAGACGACGTTTTCCGCCCAAGCAAAAACAGATATAGTAACTGGTTCAATCACCCCAGAAACGTGAGCCAATGGAACAACCTCACGAATGGCGACTTCTCCAGCTACCACTAAAGATGTACCAGTTACTGTGTAAGCGTTATCCTTATTAGAATACGGCAAACGCAAACAACCAGCAGAAGACGATGTAGGATCAATCAAAATATGTGGGTTTTGCGAACCGCGGACTGCACCTAATTCCGTAGTATTCGTATTCAAAAAATCGTCATCACGCTTGTCTGGTAAAGCGCTAGCCATCAACATCCCATAATGAAAAGGTGTGCCATTAACAACTATCTTGACACACATGTCGCACTTTAAATTTCTGTATGTAGTCAATCGATTGACTACGTGCTTGTTCGTCCAATACCGCTGAAAAACTTGCAGTCTAGAACCAGGGAAAGCTGTACCAACTGTCCACGGCAAAATAGCAATTCGTACGGGTCTAGCAAAATATTTTCCTAAATCGAACTCAGAAGAATCTGGAGCATAAAAAGTATCGTCTCTAGCAGAAATATAACCTTCTTCATAACCTGCAGCATAATCCTCAAAATGAACTATATTAGCATCCACTGAATCTGAAGCTGCACCATCAAGTTGGGATTGACTTTCGTACTTTAAATAAATAAGAGTACGAGAAGCACGACGAATACGAGTAAACTCAGGCATGCAATCACTATTGCTATACAAAGATAGTGAGTTGCGTGGCCTAAGGGAACCAGTATTCTCGCTTTCTTCAGAAGACACACTATACTCGTGCAATGTGTCCTCCAGAGCGAAGCTAACTCTATTGTGTTTCGGACCATCCAGTCCTTGTGGAATACCACCATTTGAATTTGTAAAGGGTTTACTACTCCCTTGGTTTTCATTATTAAATTTAGTTTCGAGTAAAATTTTAAACCCGGGGATTTACTCATAACCCCAGGTCGAAAGATTCGACTACTCCAAACCAAAGCACTACAGAAAACGTCAACTCCCGTAGAGTAATCAATTGGAATGGGGTTCTATTTTTTCTAACATCTCAGCGTAAGATACGCTAAGATTTATAGAATGGACAGCAAAATCACAGTCTTCGGCCACCTGAACCATCTGTGACCGAAAAATCTCGTAATCTTGCTCCCCATGTGCGAAAAACTCGCGCAATGCACCATCGACCACAGCACCAGCCCATGCCTCGTCCGAAATCTCCGTAGATCGCATGCGTACGTGCAAAGATTTATATATGGAAGCCTTATCCAAAGCTCCCATATGCCGATGCAATGAAGAATTAAACACGGACTTTCTTTTCAAAAAATCAACATCCACCATATTCATGTAGGGTATGTGGTCACCACTTTTATCCGGAGGTGTATATTTCATACCTATAGAATTTATGTAATCAGACTTTGTCACGCAATTAAAATCCCCAAAATCTTCGTGGACGCTACCGATATCATCATCACCATACGTCATCATAGAGACAGCTGATCTAAAATTACTATGATGTGGATACACACGGAAAAAAGCACACCGGCAAATCAAGGAATTCACTATGGAATTAATATATACCGTTAAATTGTGACCCGATGG